CTATCCTCATCAGCGTGTCGCCTATCTGCGTAGCTGATGGAGCACTAACAGTACCTCGGGCCATGCGCCCTGCTATGACATTATATGTTCCTGCGCCATAGGCGTCAACGATTAGCCTAGCAGACTGTCCTGTTTGGTTGATCCAATGTGTGAGCGTTCCAGCATTGCTCAATGGAGTACCGCTTTGGCCGCTTCCATAGATCTTTAGAGGGCTGTCATTTGCCCCAAATGCTGTTGAGATGACAGTGAAATTACCGCTGTTGACCGTAGTGCTTCGGTTGATGATGAAACTGCCAGTGGCTTCGATACTGCCTAACAATATGTCCTGCGATGTATCTACTAATCCAATCTTGTTGCCGTTGAAGAGGAAATTACCGACCTGGAGTCCATCGCCACCTTGTACATATAGGTTACCATCGCGGGCTCCTATGGCTATATCTGTTCCTAGCGTCTCGTCTAACACGTAGATCGTGCCAGCACCTAACCATATTTCCCTGAATCTCCTGGCGGGACTACCTAGCCTCCATTGGTCTGTGGTATAGGGTAGGATATCGCTGTGAGGCACGATATTACCACCAGGTCCCGCATTTAGCGTGATATCTGTGTTGGCCGGTGTCTGTATACTCAATCCAGCGTTGACGATTGACCGTGCGGTGGTTACTGTAGTGCCTGCAGCAGGCGCGGTCGCTGTACCAAAATCAGTGTTAACTATCACATAGGTAGCATATGAATTGCTACCTACATAGACTACTGTGCTGTTCGTAGGGATACCGGCACCTGCTATTATATCTCCGACCTGTAGTATGGGTGAGGGAGTAGTAGTGAAAGAATAGACAGTCCAAGGAGCTATTATACCGTTGGGTATCCCATACTGTCCCACGGTCAATGCTGTAGTAGAACTGTGGTCTATCACTGCTGCTAATGTTAGGTTGGCTATTTTGGCTACTATCTGGCTGGTGTCGCTGATCAGCGTACCCGCCGGTATCTTGACGCCATTGGTTGATAGATATCCCGAGCCGTTGGGATTTATCACTATGTCGCCGTTGACATCATTGCCTGTTATGGTTTGGTCTACGATGGTTAGATTGCCTAGATTGTTGAAGTTGCTGGTAGTGAGATAGCCAGCATCATTGAAGAAAGCACTCACATTGGTAGGGATCGCTGCTACAGATATAACACCATTGCTGTCGATGTTGATGTTAGAACCTATCTTCACGCCGCCTAGTGTTGAACTGGTAGCCTGTGGCAGCGTGTAAGCCATAGCGATGCGATTGGTATTGTCTGTGAGCTGGCTAACATCGGTAGGTATGTTCGAAGTAGCAGCGTAAACCTCACCAAAGTTCTGGTTGATCTTATCAAAGGCAGAGTATAAACCTTCTCCATCTCCTGCTAGCGGTCCTGAACCTATGTTGATTATCTGTTTTGTCATTTATGGCACCTTAGTGATTGAGCAATATCTGTGTTATGGTACCCTGGGTCCAATTAGTAACATTGGCGCGGATCCATATGAAATTACCTACGAAATTGTAAGAAGTTACTGAAGTAGTCGCTGAAACGTATGTTAGCAGGCTAGCGGGGCTGAGCCTCAGCACTAGTCCTGTCGTGTCAACTGAGAATCTATCTTGCGAAGATAATGGGATGTTTACCCAATCTCCCGCACCGGGCGAAGCAGCTAGTGTGCCCTGTATGTTTATGCTGCCTATGAAATTGGCTAACTCTATCTGTACGGTATGGGTACCATCGCCCCATCCGTAGTAACCATCTCCCTTGAAAGGATCTCCTACGAGCGTGGTAGGACCTGTACCCATCGTAGGGTAGCTGGTGCTGGGAACTATAACATCGCTGATTGCTGGCATTTCTGATCTTCCTGTCGTGTATATTTACCACGACAGGGCTTATGCAGACCAGCGCCTCAGATCATTTGTATTTTTTAGCGGGTTTTATGCGATAGGCCTGTGCGAAGCGAGGAACGTCCATGCCCTCGATAGTCATGATGTCTTCAAAATCCGCATGCCTCTGCTTGCCTCCCTCGAAAATAGCCGTGATACCAGTAGGATCTATGCTGTGTATCGTGCCAAACTTTTCGCGTGTGACAGGTATGTGACCGAACGCATTGACTGGAACCCTTGCGCTCACAGTCATACCTACGTTCAAGAAACGCTTATCTGCCAGCAGTTTAGCTAGATTTATCATGTTATTAGACATTTGCTTCTTCCTGTTGTTTGAGTTCTTCTTCTGTTATCATCCTTATCACTTCTTTAATAATGGGATCTGCTACTAATCTCATCATCAAGAGGTACTGTTCGTCCTTGATGTATAGATAATTCTGATAGAACCAACGCTTATCCGGTTCTCTCAGGTACTGCCTAAACCCATGAGTTACGTGTTTGAACTTATCTGGATGCCTCTCTAATAGATTGTATATGGACTGTTTGTTGGTGTATGGCAGACTAGTCTTTGGGTTGGTCAGCATGAGCTTGTAGCGGCAATCGTGTGTCAGCTGTTTCTTTATCATAGTCCTTTCGTTGGACAATAGATAATCTAGAGCCTGATTATCAACTGGTTCATAGAATTCTTGGAAACAGTCCTCGGGGAGGACAGCTAGTGCCCGGTCTAAGAAACTGCGATCCTTGAAGAACAGGCTGAATCTGTATCCTTCTATCCTAGTGCGCAGCTCATTACGATCATATCCTGATAACAGATCAAAGAGATTGGACACAGCAGCTTGGTTCCTCCAAGCTGCTTCTCTAACTCGTCCGGCCGGTGGTTTCTTGTGCTTCTTTACCTGCTCAAATTCATGAGCAGACAACAGCTTTGCGCACATAGCCCATGTTGATCCTATGACCAATTTGTAGGGGAAGATCCTATAATATAGGCTCTCAGACTTGTGATAAGACAGCATCAGCATCAGTTATTGCTCCAATTTCAAGTATAACATCATCGTTGCTAGCGTCAACCGTCACAGTTCCGCCACTCTTCAGCTTACCAAACAGCAGTTCACGGCTCATTGGTTTCTTGATCTCTTGATCGATGATGCGTGATAGCGGTCTAGCACCCATCTTTGGATCAAATCCTCTCTTGATCAGCAGATCGATCCCATCTAAGGTCAGCACTACCTTGACGTTTTTCTCTCTCACTAGGTCATTCAGTTCTTTCACGAACTTGTAGACGATCATAGTCATGCTTGATTTGCTTAGCTTATTGAATTTGATGATACCATCGAGCCTGTTGCGGAATTCTGGAGCAAAGAAAGATTTCATAGCATCGTCGCTGTCGTTATAACGATCCTCTGACGAGAATCCGATAGTCGCACGTTCTGCGTCCTTAGCACCTAGATTGCTGGTCATTATCAGTATCAAATTCCTGCAATCTGCTACCTTACCATTGGACCCTGTCACTTGTCCGTTATCCATGATCTGCAACAGTACGTTGCTCACGTCTGGATGTGCTTTTTCTATCTCATCCAGCAGCAGCACACAGTTGGGGCTTTCCTGTATCTTGGTGATCAGCTGTCCTGCATTGTCATCAAACCCCACATAACCCGGAGGTGAACCTATCAGCTTGGCTACACTGTGCTTTTCTTGGTACTCACTCATATCAAAACGAATCAATTTTACTGCTAGATTGTCCGCCAGCTGCTTAGCTGTCTCAGTCTTGCCACAGCCAGTGGGTCCAACGAACAAGAAGCTACCGATAGGCTTAGTAGGACTCTTTAATCCTGCGCGGGCGATAAAGATCTTGTCTAGCACATCGTTGATGGCGGTATCTTGTCCAAACACTTTAGACTTCATGTTGCTTTCTAACATTGACAACCCTTCGCTTTCGGTCTCAGCTACAGCTTCGACCGGTAGCTTGACCATCTTGCTCAGTTCAAACTCGATATTTGACTTGCGTACCACACGCTCTGAATTAGGATCTAGCTTGAAACGGCTGCAGGCTAGATCGATGAGATCGATGGCCTTATCGGGCAGCTTCTTGTCAGTGAGATATTTCACAGACAGTTTTACTGAGTTTTCCAACGCTTCATCTGTGATTTCAGCGGCATGAAATTTCTCATAGTACTTGCGTATGCCCTTTAAGATATCGATAGTGACTTCCGTGCTGGGTTCGTCGACTGTGACACGCTGGAACCGACGCATCAGCGCACGATCCTTCTCAAAGTGCTTGCGGTATTCCTCCCACGTAGTGCTAGCGATGACCTTGATAGCACCCTTGCTGAGCGCAGGCTTTAGCATGTTGGCCATATCGTTGGGATTATTGCTGCTTGATCCTGCTCCGTTCATCATGTGTGCTTCGTCAATGAACACGACAGCCTTGCCTTTTTTCTCGATGGCTTTGATGACAGCTTTGAGTCGCTCTTCAAACTCACCACGATACTTAGATCCAGCCAGCAGTGATCCAATATCTAGATTGTAAAGCGTATGTTCATGCAAAAACTCCGGTATGTCACCGTTGACGATCTTATAGGCGAGACCCTCTGCGATAGCGGTCTTACCGACGCCTGGGTCACCGACCATGATCACGTTGGCCTTGTTGCGGCGTCCTAGCGCAAGCACTATGCTTTCGATCTCAATATCTCTACCGATCACCGGATCGATCTTGTTCTTCTCTACCTGCTGGTTTAGGTTAGTAGTATACTGTGCCAGCATCTTGTCTATCTGGTTGCCGGAGAAATTCTCTTCGTCTACGCTGATAGTTTCTGTATCAACATATTCAGCGAACTGCGCTTTAGTGAAGCCTGCTTTGTTTAGATAGAAAACAGCGTGGCTTTTCTTCTCGCTCAGTATGCTGAGCAGTAGGTCGTTCACTTCGATCTTCTGCCTGCCATTGAACAGCACTTGTGTGAAAGCACGATTCAAGCAGCGTTCTACACTAGCGGTCTTCTGCGGTTTAATTTTCTTGCTGCTCCCAACGATAGATACAAGGTTGTTCCTGATGAAATGATCTAGATTGGCACGCACATAATTTAGATCACTGGGATAGTCCTTGATGAATTCTACAAATTTTTCATCAGTGAGTATAGCTAGAGTTAGATGTTCTATAGTGAGATATTCGTGCATAAATGATGCAGCTATCTCTAATGCTTTCTCGAAAACGTTCTGTAGCTCTTCGCTTGGTTCTAGCATCATAACATTATCTCCAATTCTTCTTCATCTTTTTGAGGGCCATTTCTATCTTCAGCTTGCTTACCCTATTAGTAAAGCATATGCCATCTAGGTGGTCTATCTCGTGCTGCACTACTTTTGCAACATAACCATCTACCCTTACATCGTTCCATAAACCTCTGCTATCTTGATAGGTCATCTCAACCCATATAGGTCGGCTTACCTTTAACCATAGTCCAGGGAAGCTGAGACAGCCTTCTCTATCTAGAGAAGTTTCTCGACTGGTACCAGTAATCATTGGATTGAAGAACGCCTGAGGTTTTGGAAATCCATCTATACCGTTAGATCCTATGACGAAGACTCTGCTCTGTATATCGACTTGGTTGGCAGCAAGCCCTATACCTCTGTTTTCATGCATGACAGCGAGCATGTCGTGCTCTAACTGTTCAGGGTCTAGGTCTCCGTCAAATGTGAATTCCGTGAGTCTCTGGTGGAGGAGTGCGTGTGGTTCATATTTTAATTCTAGCATAACATTATTATATAACAGAACCCAAGTTTAATCAACAGTTATCTGTTAGACCCGCGGACTTTGTTTGCCAAATCGTTTACCATAGATATCAGCTGCGGATCTTTTATCACAGGAGTCTTCACGTTCACCGTCACGATCATGTGTCCTCTGAGATTGGTAAACTTTACACTAGGAAAACCTATGTCATGGCAGCTGTATTTCCTACCGTGCTGTGTTCCTGGTTGTATGACGATCTCTATGTTAGTTCCGTCTATGTTCTTGATCGTTTTCTTGCAGCCCAGCATAGCTTCAAAGATGTCAATCTCTGTAGCAGTGACTAGATTTAGATCTTCTCTATGGAAGTAAGGATCTTTTTCTACTTCTATAATGACTGTTAGATCGCCGCGCCTCAGGGTAGGTATGCTATCGTCACCGTACTCTGATACCTTTAGCGTCATACCATTTTCAACACCTGGCGGTATGTGCAGGGTAACTTTTTCATCGCGTCCGCTCGGGAGCCTATAGGTTATGTCAATGTTTTTACCTAGATATGTGTCTTTTAAACTAACACGGCATTTTAAGTTTAGATCTCTGTTCCTCTGCGGCATGTTATTGGTGCGGAAGGTGAATCCAAAATTGCCCATGATGTCTTGGAACTCTGGCGGCATATTTCCGAAAGGATTGAAGCCAAAATCATGGAAATTGCCACCAGTGTGTGCATGGAAATGCTGCTGGTTATGGCCACCGTGATCGTACATCATCTTCTTCTCAGGGTCGCTGAGTGTGTTATATGCTTCGTTTAATTCCTTGAATTTAGCTTCATCACCTCCGCGATCGGGGTGGTGCTTCATAGCCATCTTCTTAAATGCTGATTTAATCTCTTCTGGACTTGCGTTCCGTCCAACACCTAACGTATCATAATAGCTCATGACAATACTTATTCCACTGTTTTTTGCTCTAATTATTTCTTGAGTTCAAAAACCATCACAGTGTTATCATTTTCAAACACGAAATGGTCTCCGTATTTGGTAATATTATAGTCACCGAAGTATTTTGTCAACCATGTAGTTTCAGCAGTCGCAGATTCATCTACACGTATGTTGCCTGCTAGTTTGTTTAGTATATCAGTTCTCGTACCGTGTTCGATCATTTTCATCTTGATAGGACTGTTGAAAGATCTCTTAAATATCAGATCACCGTTTTCTATCAGCAGATAGTCCAGTGGGCTCTGGCGGAAGAAAAACCTAAGCTCGTTCTCAAATATGTCTCCCATCTTGGCCTTGTATTCGTCCGGAGATTTAGGTATAACATCTCGCAGGTCTCTGAGAGGTTTGCTTTGATAATCTCTATAGTAACGGAATCGCCAATCATCTATGCCTGAAAGCTCAGATAGCCCATACAGTATTTCGTCTATCTGTTCAGCTACTTTCCTGTCTCTTTCGAGTTCTACGAACACTCTATACGTGTTTCTAGAAACTTCACCTTCGCTAGAATCTGCATCTATCACAGCTTCGTAACTTTTCTCTATAAAGTTTTCTAGATCTTTGGCAGGCTGACGTCCTGTGACTTCGAAGCTGAGCACTGCTATATCTTCGTCGTTGCCCATCTTGCTTTTGTATGCATCTACTTCAAAAGTTGGATCGATGAGATCTGTTAGGTCTCCGGAACTAAGCCCTTCACGCAGTTGGTTCATTGGTTATATCCTGGACTGGTTGATCTAGAGCTGCACTAGCGCCGCCTTTGCCTGGCATGGTATCTAGTTCCTGGTAGATGCTTTCGAGGTCGACTTCGCTGTCTTGAGAACCTCGTATAGAACCCTTGAACACTTCAAACATCAGTTCCTTTGGCATCTTTATGGTTACTATCCATATAGGGTGTTTGTCGAGTATACCCTTCTTGCTCTTTGGACGGAAGTCGCTTGGCTGTTTGATCTTACGAGGCTGTTCTAAGAAATCTTTGAGATATGATATTTTGCAGTTGTAATCTAGCAGCATCTTTCCGCCCATTGGATCCGGCATCTTTTCTTTGGGCCACATGAAGCTGCATTCGACCCAGTGCCTCGATATTTTTGGACCTCTAACTAGCTCACCATCTTCCCAGTTCTTGAATACATATAGGTTTAATTCATCTAAGACACGTTCAAAATCCTTGAGGATCCTGAGACCGTTGTTGCTATCATAGATGGTGGATATGTTCTTTATTATGTCAATATGATTGGGCATTAGTGTCTCGCTTGTATGAATTATTTATCGTTCAAAAACTTTATATAACCACTTGTGATCTTGACACAGCATTTAAATACTTGTGTAGGACGACTGGTCCTCATTTTTGGACAGATCGTTCTTCGGCAATATGAAGGAGAAAAGCATTTGTCTAGACAGCGAGCTAATAAGAAGCAGCAACAATCTACCCGTTTTAATAATAACGTAATTGATTTCCAACAATACGTACCTCCAAAAAAAGCACAAGTAAAGATAATTCCACGCAATAGAGCACAAGAGAATTACTTCCTAAAGCTACAAGATCCAAACAAGACAATGCTATTTGCTGTAGGACCTGCGGGTACTGGTAAGACCCTATTGGCTACACAGATGGCTATTAAACTGTTGAAAGAAGGAGAGATAGACAAGATCATAGTTACTAGACCAGCAGTCAGTGTTGACGAACAACATGGATTCCTCCCAGGAACACTAGAAAAGAAGATGGAGCCATGGACACGTCCGATATTTGATGTGTTTAGCGAATATTATTACGCAAAAGATATACAGAATATGCTGCTAGAAGGAGTGATAGAAGTCAGTCCGCTTGCATACATGAGGGGGAGAACGTTTAAGAATGCTTTTATATTAGCCGATGAGATGCAGAATGCCACACCTAATCAGATGAAGATGCTGCTGACTCGCATAGGTGAGAACAGTCGCATGGTAATCACTGGTGATCTAAAACAAGCTGACCGATTAGAGGATAACGGGCTGATCGAATTCATCCGCCTGCTCACTTCACACAAAGATCTCAAACATGTTGACATAGTCAACTTTGGACAGAAGGACATTGAAAGACATCCTGCGGTCAAGGAGATATTAGAGATATACGGCGATTGAGCTGTTAGGTTAGTGCAGCTATACGGATCAGTGTAGCAGCAAGGTTTATCTCAGGGTCGGCCACGAAACTGTGGTCGACTAAACCTTGCTTTATTATCAAGATAGCTTTATCCTGTATAGACTCATCCTCGCTGATTAGTTCTAGGTTATCATATAACCAACGATAGATGTCCTCCATCTCTTCGGCCCTAGCAGTTTTGCAAACCATCTTACGGGCTTCGTTGATCTTTCCGTCTTTAAAAAGCTGCACCATGTCAAGGCGCCAGTCTGCTTCATTTTTGTCGTTTTTATCCGGCGCAGTGAGCTTACCCGTCCCAGAATTCATCTGCACCATATTGATGCATTTCCTCAAATCTGGATACGTGGCCTTGACATAGGTGTCTAACGTATCGAGGTCTACCTCAATCTCTTCATTTACTAAGATAGTAGCTACCCTAGCAGTAAACTCATCCTTATCTACAGTTTCAATATGGAAGCCCTGGCACCTGCTGTGTAGGGCAGGGATGATCCTGTTTGGATAGTTACAGGTCATTATGAATCTAACCGTGTGATGATATTCTTCCATCACACCGCGCAGTGCTGCCTGCGCATTGGGACTGAGATAATCTGCTTCATCTAACATCACGACTTTGAAGTCACCGAATGGGATCATGCGTGAGAAGCTGACGATCTTGTCTCTTACAGTGTCTACATTGTTCTCTCGGCTAGCATTTATTTCCAAGATATCGTACGGATTGATATCCATCTCGTTCAACAGCATCTTAGCTAGTGTGGTCTTACCAATGCCTGCCGAGCCACTAAACAGCAGATGCGGTATAGATCTGCTCTTGATCCATGATTCTACCTGTTGGCGTTGTGTGTCGTCTCTGAACACATAGCCATCTATAGTCTTAGGGCGGTATTTCTCAACCCACAGCTCTTTCATTCATCACCTATCAGTTTCATAATTTCCCGAGGACTCTCAGCAACATTCCATGCTTCTCCCTTTGGACCGCCCCATACCACGGTGACTAAACTGCCACCGTCTCCCCTAGGCATTTCATAGATGGTGACTATCCAATCGACATTTATATAGATTGGATTACCAACATAGTCTCCTACGGTATTTGTGAGCTTGATAAATTTCAACGCATCATCTCCATGCTTACTATCCTAGTAAACGATTCTGTAAAATCCTTCTCAGTTGAAATCACATACATTCTATTATCGTGCCTATCTTTATGTCTATCATATCTGCGGAATTCTACTATATGCCCACCAGTCGCACCGTAGAGTCGGATGCTCAATCCTTCAACGTTGAACCCAGGTTCTTCAACAGCGGCAATAATTCTAGGTGGCATAGGTTGATTTGAAAACTGAGAACGTTCCCAAGACTCTTTACACTTGCGGTCAAACCAACGTGTAAACCATCCTAACTTCTTCTCTTTATTGTAATATGTATCACCTGCTTCTGCTCCTGTTGATACTGCATACGATCCGCTCATTTGCGATTCTCCTGTCCTATAGCACTTAGTATTAAAAATATATACAAGATAGGCCAAGCCCAACCCGTTAGTTGTCCTGTGATGTGCAAGATCATCAGGCTGACACCAGTTAGCCCCATCGTACCTATTCCGGCACTGGCATTAGTAAACTTCATACTAATTCCTCCAATATCCCCAATAGTTCTGCGACCACAAGATAGATACCTGCCGTCGCGACCCAACCGAATACCAACATACCACCAGCTGCGATACGGAATGCACTCTTGACAAAGCTGATGATCTTGTGTTTTAAGGGATCGGGGTGCTTCATAGATCGCCCTCTTTGCGGTTTTCGCTATAATATGCATCAAACTTTCCGCCAGGATAACGTGCTTCTAACTTGCGCACGTTCTCTTCAATCACCTCGTTAGGATCGAGGTTTAAAGCACGACAAGCATTGATCCAATACCACATAACATCACCTAGTTCTCGTTTCATATGGAACACATTATCTTCATTCAACGGTTTACCTTGGAAAATCATTTTCTTGATTATCTCGTTAAACTCACCAACTTCGCTGCTCAGACCGATACTTGCTGTTATGAGCAAGCTAGGGTTCACTTCTAGGTTTTGTCGATTGCTCTCTGTGAACAGATCGCCTAATCTAGCAACCATTACATCTAACCGATTGCTTTCATCGCTAGTCACTGCTTTAACGAAATCACTATATCTGTTTAGGTCAATCTTTTGCAAAGTAGGCATCCTTTGGCTTCTCATCACTTATCATCATAATAGCATCAGCATCTATCCTTCGCAACATAATTGTTGAGCCATCCTCTTTTTCTAGCTCAAAACCACGTGTCCAACGACCGTGTTCTATCAATACCCAATCTCCGACTGAAACGTCTTCTTGGTCTCTACCTATGGCATAGACTTTACCCCATCTAGGTTTTACACCGATGGACTTTCCGTCGTCGTCTGGGATGATCACACCGCTAGCAGTTTTCTGTTCACCGAAGTACATATCACTGACTATAATTCCTTTTTTGATGGGAGTTATAGATTTGATCGCCTTGTGCATGAATTATTCTCCTGTGCGTTTACGCTTAGTGATATCAGCAGGAACTACTGCATCATCGAAGTTTTCTGAAACTAGCTCGTCGATAGTTTTATCGTTTGTTGCGACTGTTTCTGGTACCACTACATTTGGTCGCCTCTTTATCACTTCATCAGGGACAGCATTTGGGTTGTTCCTATAATACTCAGCTAATATATCTTCACGCTTGCGCACGATCTTTCCGCCCGGACCTAGCTCGTCTCCACGAGCATTTACACGCACATTTCCTATAGCTGGAGTTAGTTCATTTTTGGTAGCCAGATTCTCTAGATCGACTATCCTACCCTGCATGGTTTTATATGTTTTCTTCATCTTGTTCTCCTATCTTAAAAATTCACTAATATCTAAATCATATTTAAGTGAGTCTATTTTGTGTATGCCTAAAAGATAAAGACAGTAGCTGGCTACACTTGATCCTCTACCTACGCCCCATAATATATTGTTTTCTCGCATGATGTCAACCAAATATTTCAAGAAACGCAACACATCTATCATATTCCTCTCTCGGAACAGCATCAGTTCCTGTGTTACCCTCATCATCTCCTCGTCGGTATTTGCCGCATTTATCAGGAACAGGTCTATGTCCATGTTTTTATATTCATCAGGCATGAACCAATTGGATTGATTTGATCGATCGAAATCTTCTTTAGTTGGATTATTTTCGCTTTGTGGAACAGGAAGTGGCCAATCAGAAAGAGAATTGTTCTCTAAGAATTCTAGATATCTCAAATAATCTTGGTCATCGAATGATACTCGAGCGTTAGCAATCTTATCAATATTGCCTTTATAGATCTCTCTTATAAGATTTGATCCAGTAAAAGTTATACGACCTAGGTCGTCAATCTGCATCCTTGCCACCTGTTATTATCTGGAACTTTTTGGTCGCTTTTTTTAATTGTTCCGCTTCTGCTAGCTCTTCTTTAAACATTTCTTCCCAAGTAAAGTCTCCTTCGTATATACCATCATCTTTTATTAGGTCATATGTGGCTGCGTCTTTGCGTAACCACCAAGGCAAGAGTTTTGTGTCCTTATCGCCCCACCATTCTTCTTTGGTCGGCAACAGTATAGATAGTTCAGGACTGTCGGAGTCGAACGTGAATCGTATGTTATTTCCTAGTTCGCTAGATATGACTATGTGTGATATTTCTAGATCATCTCCTACTATGGCTATCAGTTTAGACAGCATCAAACAGCCCATAGTCTGATCGTTTGCTTTTCCCGGAACCATGATAAAATTATTAGTAACTAAGTTAGACAGCTCACTGCTGTAGTCTTTTTGATCTAGTATCACTGCGCCGTTCATCAGTGTCTTGAAGAACATCTCTATCTTTTCTATAGCAATGTCATTTAGTATAGGATTTTCAACAACTGGGTTGAAACCAACAGTTATATTGAAGTCATTCAATAATAGTAATTTGTCAACATATATCAGACAGGTAAGTGTAGTCGGCCATTCATGTGGTGCCGCACTAATCGACGTTGATGAGCTCATCTAGATCATTTTCTCCATTCTCAGCAGCTCTCTTGGCTTTTGCCAGAGACCTTTCTTGCATCTCGGCCTTATAACTGTCTAATAATAACACAATCTGACCTGTAATGCTAGGAGAAAAACGCATAGCTTGGAAGTATTTTTTGGTGAGTTCCTGCACCTTTTCGTCCAGTTCTTTATCAGATATAGCAGACAAGTCTGGAGTAAAAGGATGCATTATGAGAAGGTTCCAAAATTACGCATGAATACAACGCTACCGCCGTTATATGTAGTAAATTCAAAACCTGTATATGAGCTAGAGCTAGAAACTTGGAATACCGGTGTAGGAGTAGAGATGTTAGCAACAGCACCTGCTACCGGAACAGATCCGCCTGTTACAGTATAGGTGATGCTGGTTGAATTGATTATGCTAGCCACCACACATGAACTCGGTGTTCCGTTGTACAATGCGCCCGTCTGGCTGATTGCTGTTATAGTTGATCCTACAGTGAGCTTTGAAGTGTCAATCATGTTTGTGATAGTAGCAGTCCAAGGTCCTGTTCCGGAGATAGAACCAACAGTTCCTGTTGTGCTAACTCGAGTAACTGCTGCGTCCTTTAGAAGTGACCCACCATTACCGACTACGAAATTAAAAGTCCTAGGTGTTGAATCGTTATTGTTTACTAATATCCTCATAGTAGCTTCGTTAGCAGCAGGAAAACCAGTTCCAGCGGTAGAGTTGTTAGGTAACAAGGTAAACTGTACACTACTAGCAGGTGAGCCTAGCGAGAATGTCTGTAGTGCGCCCTGTGTGTAATCTAGATTAGTAGCGGATATTACTATGCCTCCAGAATAAAGTCCTTCGGTGTAATTTAATAGATTGACACTGGTTATTGTGTTGTTATTGAAATTAGTCGAAGTAGCATTCGTAGTAGCAGCAGTTGATTGCAGAGCAGATATCTCACCAGCTGCGGTTTCTAATCCATTCTTTATATAGAGGAAAATATCTCTGAAACCCTGGCTATCGTTATCAACACCAGCTACTGGATATGTAGCATCTATACCGCTGTAATTTATCTGACTAGTCATTTATAACCTCTCTCGCTGGAAACATGATATATTTAGCTCCCACCTCACCAGTGACACTGTCAACTATGGCCCTGTCGATGGTTAGATCTATCAATTTAAAATCAAATCCAGAATTTTCTATGTTCAATATTATGTTGTCTGCTGCTCCAGGCAAGCAATAGCAGAGTACCATCGCCTTGGTAAATCCCTGTGCCACTCCACTGTATGATTGCGGAGTACGCATCCACAGTGGCATGAAATTCCTCTCAGTATCACCGACTGATGCTACATTATTCCTTATATTAGTAAAGCTATTAGCAAACACTGAACTCTTGTTTATATCGCTCACTAGCTGTCCAGTGAAATCTACGCTCATAACCTTATCTTGTAGCTGCACTATAGGAAGACGATCGAGAGACATAGCTGCTGTCCTGTTACCGGTTAGGTCGCCATCGGCTACATCTCTCCTAGATTGATTTACAGTAATTGGATGGTTTAGTAGATTGGTTTTGATCTCTAGGATAGTACCCTCATCTGTTTCTAGATTATCTATTATTTCTAGATACACAGCTTCATATACCGTAGTATTGGTGGTTATGTCAGTAGCTATTCCTTTTTTCAGATTTCCTACACGTAATCTTTTCCTAGAACTGCGTCCAAACGCCGAAACGTAGTCAGCAGCTGATTTGGTTTCGATTCCAGGATAGAGCAGTATCTTTAGATCAGCCTGAACGCCAAATTCTGGATCGCTTGGTCTATACAGCTTCGAAGGTTCAAATATAGAGGTATCGATAAACAGATTAGCCAATTTAGACCTCATGTCTGCACTGAGAAAAGGTTTGACATATATGTTGCTGTACAAGCGATCGTTAGGAGTAACGACCTTTAGCGTGAATATCTTAGTTGCGCTAGATTCGTTAAACTGGTCGGTCGCTAGTATTATGAATTTATAGCTGCGATCTACAGTCGTTGTCAAACCATCTAATATCATGGTATTGTTATCGAAGGTAGTCAACCCCGGACTCGACTCTGTAGCGAACTGTGTTACTTTGCCTTGTATAGTTCCATCTCTACCTAGCGTTAGCCCGGGAGGTAATGCACCACCTGCTAATTCGTATGCTAGCACAGCATTGCTTATCGTAGTAGTTGCTGATACAGAGAGAGTGCTGTTGAAATTAGCAGCGATAGTTCCGAGATCGCCGCCAGTGACGAATCTTATGTTGCTATCAACTTCTCCGAGTATATCTACATTGAACGTGCGATAGCTACTGATAGTATCCCCAGTCTGGGGATCATATCTAACAGCTATAATAGTGAATTTATAATTTTTAGTGACAGCTGTCTGATAAGGAACGTCCCCATATATAGAACCACTTAGTTGATCTAGCTCCATGTCAGGAGGTAGCGTGCTGATAGTACCCATCCTCAGCACGACTCCTTTGGTGTTTCCTAGATCCGTTGGACTGTTCCAGCTAATAAGCAAGGTCTTAGTGCTAGGCGACCAACCGATCACTACGGCTTCTATAGGTATTCCTACTGCGTCTACATGATATCCTACCTCTATGGTTCCTGTTACTTTTGTTGGATCGACAGTTAGAGACGCGGTTGTGTTGACTGCATATATGGTAGCATTGCTAATAGCTGATGCTACACCTGTCGATATCGTAAATGTGGTACCATTTAGGTCGATATTGGTAATAGTAGTTCCGCTGACGAAAGATCCATTGCCCTTGATAACATACACACTCATACCCACAGATAAGTTGGCAGTACTAGTTACTGTTATTGTTGTACCTGTACCTGAGGCATTTGTTAGCGTAGTGTGGTTTCCAGTCGACCAAGATACTCCGTTAGCTATAGCTTCATTATTGTTTGGTGCCTGCACGAAACCTATAGTGCCTTGCAGTGTTGATGATACATATACCCTCAAAGGAATAGTAATGTAATTGTTAGCACGCCTCGATCCTAGATACTGTGGAGTTATCCACACAGGCTTACGCAGGAATGTATCGTCAGCCGTGAATATCCCAGTGCCTGCTTTCATTATAGTATCATCTGCGCGGAGATGATCATCGCTAACAACGAATATCCTGAACGTCCTATCTACGTAATTCCTACCGTCGCTTGCCCTCACGATGAAAGAGTAGTATTGGTTCAGCTTTTTAGGAGCACGTATAGCATCGCTGTAATCGTAGGTCTGATTGTCATAGAAGAAACTGTCATAACCGTCGTATGGTGCGACTCCGTAATCGTAGTTGTATTTGTCGTACAGAGTAGTATCAAACGTTCCATTGGTAGTATCTCCAGCAGTGACAGCCAGGACTGGCTGGGTAAACCCACTCAGCAGTCCAGATTCAGATAGCGTTATGCCTGGTGGTAGTTCCCCTCCGTTGGGTGGTATATAGAAACTAAAAGAGTGACCCAACGGTAGTGATTGGTAAACAGCTGACAGTTGGAAGTCTATCGGACTGTTATCTAATATCCAATATGATCCGTTGACTCCTACAGGCAGATCTCCTGCAGGAGTTTCCCATTCTGGAAGTGTTGGACCAGTTACTGTTATGGTAAAAGTACGATCAGTTATTCCATCTAGATTCTGTGCCCTCAGCACGAATCTAAAGTCAGTAATATCAAAAACATCGTAGGGTGTTCCGATTATAGGATCGCCGGAGATCCTCAGACCACCGGGTAACTCTCCCGAAATAACAGATATGTTTATGGTTCCAGGAAATGCAAACCCACCGTTAGGCAAGATAGGAATTCCAAAATATTGTGGACCAATGATGTACGGATATACAGGTCTGCTAGTGTCAGCAGGATCAACTGTGACGAAATAGGCCTGCACACCCTGAGGATATTCTGGAGTTTTGCAGAAACGGCTGTTGTATTGGTCGAGATCTCCGTATCCTGACACATATTCGAAATCTTCTATGAATGTTCCATCTGGATCTGTGCCATTAGCTCGCTGTGCGGTCTTCAACACATAGCTGCTGGTCATTATCTTGATGCTGCTGTTCATATCATCGAACTGTGAATAACCATATGGTCCATAGATAGGTAACCCGTCAAACGCATATCCTATTATAGGGCTGTGTGCGCTTGGGTTCTTGGTATAGACTAATGCAGGATCGGCTTGGTAGTAGAATTTGCGATCTGAACCGACGATGCCCGAACCGTCAGTGAAATAGTCCTGAACGGGATATATTACGGAATTTTCTGTGTAGACAGTGCCATTAAAGCTGTGGATCTTTCCCGAATTAGGAGAGATGAATGGCACACCATCAATCGCTACCCCTATCTGTCCTAACGCAGCAGTTGGTGTATTAGACGTAGCAAGCAATTTGATCCTAGGAAACTGGAAAACGTAAGACTGTGCTTGGGGTGAATATGTGTTGTATCCTGTCGGTGCACCTATCCATGCTGTTTGCGCTAATCCGTTGCTTTTTATGAAAACATAGTCAACATTAGCATATACCTGTGTGTTAGATTTAAACTGCGCTGCCTCGATGGTAGCTATATTGTCTGAATCTAAAACTAGTGGATCGTTAGGATCTGTGAATTTTATAGGAGCTAAAACCGTCCTCTCGGGAAAAGTGCCGAGACTAGTGTTAGATTTTATTGTCCAGGATGGTTTCGCCATGATAAATTTATCCTTATGATATATTTATCGTGTCCCAAGCATCATATAGAACCGTTGTCTACTATAATCTGAACCGGAGATTGGAATGTACCCATGTCTATATTGGTACCTAATTTTAGATAAGATATGAAATCTGTGACAACGGGTATCAGGCCGCCCATGTCAAATGATTGAGAAGCCAAGCTCAAGGATCTAATATCAATACCGTACACTAGACCAGTTACGTTTCCAGTCAGGTTGCCAGTAACATTACCACTTAGATTACCAGTGACATCTCCAGTTACCGGACCTACGAAACTACCAGCCGTTATCGTACCAGAACCTGATATGTTATGTGTTCCAGTATTTAGGTTTCCACCTAGCTGTGGTGATAAATCTGCCTGTACAGTGAAGGTATTGTTTATGGTGACTGTGTTTCCAGAAACAGAAGTGCTGGCGTTAGTCCCACCTACTATGTTTAATACAGATCCTGATGATGCTGTAAATGATCCGGTAGATCCAGTTACTACGCCGATGCTGCCTGCGCTATTAGCTATTACTAGCTCGTTGTTGGTTCCGGAGACAGTGATGTTTATCCCAGATCCTGCGCTCAAGGTCCTAAAGTCTAGATTTACACCAGTCTTTCCCTGGAAGACACCTAGACCGGTACCTACGTTAGTGCCGGTATTGTCCTGAGCCTGGAGCAGATCTATCTGCTGGAAATTATCATTTACCTTGGTAAAGGCTGTGCGCAGATCATCGCCTGTGCCGTCATTTGGATAGTTACCTAGGTTGATAGTCTGTAGAGCCATTTTTGTTCCTTTTGATATTTATCGGATTAGTGCTTACCTACCAGTACCTCAATGACTCCGATCTTATCTGAATCGTAATCTTCTAGTGCCTTACCGATTATGCTGCCCAACACTGGATTTTCATCTGCACTAGCTACACCAGCAAACAGACCAACTGTTAGGATGTCGCCCTTTGAGATCTTACCGATGACTTTGCAAGGAACGCGGCCTGTGAGCGCCACTACTACTGGATGCTCTGCGACTAACTTGCTGTTCATCAAGTGTGCTGGATTGGTCGAAACTACCCCTGCTACTTTGGTTGTCCTTAGTCCCTTAGCTATAGTGACTTCAAACTCGCCACCGATCATTACCACTGTTCCTGGCTCATAATCCTTATCACCTGCATACATCTCTGCCAAGTCAGCGTAGTCTGCTGATGTAGCAGTACCATAGACAGTTCCCCATGATAAGCTATTACTGCCTAGGTTATAAGTAGCATTAGCTAATGGTAATATGTTTTGTGTATTTAAATCACCACCGTTTATGTCAATATGGTTAGCACGCAGCATCACGTGATTATTGGTATTGAATCCTATAGCAAAAACCCTATTATCGCTGACTCCGTATGACCAAGTAGTGTTATTTGTTGTGTTAGTCCAAGTTAGTAGTTCGGCACTATCTACCGTGCTAGGATTAGCAGCAAAATTAGTAGTGAAACTCAAACCTGGATTAGTAGTTCCGCTGCTGATGCTCAGTGAACTGAGTGTTGGGATATCACTAGCTGAGATAGTGCCCCAGATTGGCGCAGCACCATTGGTTCCATCCCCCGTCTGTACTAAGAATTTCTTAGTAGTAGTAGTGTTTGGCGATAAAAGTGTAGTCGTGTTGGCATTGCTCTGATATGGGATGCTACCTAACTGTGTAGTGTTGTTTCCACCGACTAGATTGTTTACAGCAGGAATGTCAGCAGCTACTAATGCACGGAACGCTGCTGTGGTAGGAGTACCACTCGCTGCTCCAGCATAAACTTGATTGTTGGCCACCGTACCTGCGATTCCGGTTGCTGTGCCATTCAGCGTAGCTGTTATGGTTCCTGCGCTAAAGTTACCACTGCTATCTCTCGACACTATGGTGCTTGCTGTATTGGTGCTACCAAAAGCTACACCCGACGGAGCTGCTGAGACTGATCCGTTATTGCCTAGCACTAGCCCAGTACCGAGATTTTGCAGATTGCTGAACTGTATGCCGCCCGCAGCTATCTGTACTAACCCACTGGTGACTGTGAAGTTTGTTGGATCATATATGCTGAGTCCTTTGCTAGGTGTGCTTCCTGGAGCAGCATTGGCAGTCATAACAGTTGATGCGACGGTCTGGCTAGCACTCACTGTATAGGTACCAGCAGCGCCAGAACCTGAACCTAACGCTGTGATGATAGTGCCTGCAGTAATACCAGTACCTAGCAGCGTCTGTCCGACAGCTATAGTACCTACTGGTGCCGGTGATGCTGCAACAGTTAGCGTAGTCCCAGATATAGCACCGGTGAAGTATACAGCAGTACCAAAAGAATACATTATAGTTGCGGAACTGACTGTTTGAGATATGCTTATGGTGTATGTACCAGCACCACCGGTTCCTGATCCTAGCGAGGTTACCACAGTACCTGGAGCAACACCTGATCCTGTTATAACCTGTCCCACAGTGATAGTTCCGACAGGTACCGGAGTAGTCAGGCTACCAGCAGTACCTGTAGCCACTGTTAGGGTAGTACCAGATATAGTACCCGTGAAATATATGCCCGTAGTGGCGTCGTTTATGGAAAGCTTTGACTGAGATATAGCAGCAGATGGGCTAACCATGCTGTTTGTTATCCTGCTAGGACCTATCGAGCTGGTTGCGGCAAATGCGGTAGCTGAACCAGTATAACTAACTGTGAATGCACTAGTAACATCACCAGTCTGGCTAGCACTCACCCATTTGGATCCTAGATAACCTAGTATGTTGTTGGTAGCAGTCGTGCCCGAATTTACGTCGTTGAGTGTAGACAGGCTAGTGTGTGCATCTACGTAGCTCTTAGTAGCAGCATCTGTTGAAGTGGTTGGAGTAGGTAATCCTGTAATAGGATTACCATTCATGCCTATCGAGCTTGGTATGACCGCAGTGCCTATCTGTGAAGTTCCTGCTCCTGCAGCTATGTCTGAACCTGCATTAGCATAAGTGAACGTGTTAGCAGTGACCGGAGTGACTGCTACACTAGTAACCATGCCCATGATCCCTGTCGCAGTGGTTAGGGTTACATTAGCTCCCCCTGATGTGAGGCTTACAGTGATAGTACCACCAGTCGTGCCGCTCACTGCTGTAACATAGTATGTCACACCCGCTGTTATACCACCAAATGTGGTTCCTGAGAATACCACGGCATTGCCTACGGCAGTACCTACGGTAGTAGAAACTGTTATAGTATTTGCAGTAGCAGTAGTAGCAGTAGCGTTGGTAGTTCCTGTGTTGAATCCTGTAGTTGATATGCCTGATATAGTCACTAACGCATTCAACGCTAACGCATGTGGTTTTTCTGTGGTCACAGTAGCCACACCAGAAGCCCTGGCTATATTCATTATAGCTATGCTAGTAGTGCTGCTCATCGTGAACATATCCATAGTGCGTGCATATCCATAAGCGTTCACACGTCGAATATCGTTGTCTACATAGTTCTTGGTAGCAGCATCGGAAGAGATAGTTGGATCTGCTAGATTGTTGATCTTGAAACTGCCCATGTTCATCGCAGCAGTCGCAGCCAACGACCCGTTCCTTGGCATGAATCCTGGACCTATAGCTGTAACTGTTGATGTGCTGCTGCTTGGATCTATCCCTAATCTATTGTTGATGTATCCTATAACAGCTGTCTGCACAGGAACTGCCTGTGAACTGTTTTCTAGCATCTGTGGATCAGTGCTGAATTCGTTTACCGCAACACCCTTGCTGAAACCCAAACCTGATATATTAGAAAGAGATATTGAAGAACTTAAAGTTACTATTCCAGTTCCCTGCTGTACGGAAAAATACTTGCCAACACTGAAGTTACCATCTTGGTCAGTTATGGTATAGTATACACGACCCTTACCTATTTCTCTCACTTGGTTAGCAGAAGTAGGTGCGTTTACGGGTGGTCCATATATGTCATTAGGTATGTTAGAATCGGCATAACTGCCAGTACCGATGTTTACGAGATCTGTGTTGGTAGCTCTTAGCACTGATATCTGATAGTTTATCTGTGCGCTAGCACCTGCTTGGAATCCGGCATATAGAGTAGGAGCGACATTGTTATAGCTTACGTTGTAGAGAGTAGCAGTTAGCGCAGGTGTTACTGTTATGGTGCTCCATGGGTTTCCGCCTGATGGTGCAGCATATGTGGATACAGTGTGCAGCGATGTACCCCAGGCAAACTGTAATCCAACCAATGATGAGCTGCCGCCCACTATCCTTATGGTAGTGTCGCCTGATTGTCCCGTGCCCGTCGCGCTACCTGCGGTAGGATCGACTGTTATAGTAACGTAGCTGTAGGGAGCAGAAGTTGTTAGTATCGAATCTCCAGAAACGATTCCGTTTAAACCTGTTCCATTATTGCGTCCTATAACGCTATAGACGTTGCTGTCTCCTGAGAATTGCAGTGCGCTAGTCGGTCTAGTAGTAGTGACTACGCTCACTCCAGTGAATTCAAAATTTTCTAAGCTCTGTACTATTATGCTAGTTGTATTTGGAACTGTCGCAAGCAGGCCGTTTCCGTTACTTCCGGGTAATAGTCCGGTAGTGCTTAGATTTAGTGCATAGACATACTGCTGGAAAGTAGGATTGCCGGCGTAGTTCGCGGTCAGTGTTGAGCTCAGTGTTATAGTAGACGCGACAGAGTTTATGCTAGTGATAACAGCAGCAGTAGTCGGTGTACCGGATACGCTCATACCTATCATCAATCCAGTAGTAGTCGCTACACTCAAGACATTTGATCCTGAGGTTCCCGAAACGTGTATGCTGGTTATAGCAGTACCGCCAGCGGTTGCTGTCTTTGTGGCACTGTTCACAGTGTAGTTGGTTACAGTAGAAGTTCCAGTAGGAGTGTTAGCATGTACTATCTGTATGTTGCTAACATTGAATATAGGTCTGTTCACATTATTCACATATAGAGTGAAGCTACCTGCTGCGTTTGTATAAGTGCCATTAGTAAATGCGTTTACTACCTGGAAGAGCGGATATGTTAGTGTTACTGTGTTAGGAACTTCTATCGGGCTCGAACCTTCGGAACTTAGTGCATAAACACCATAGGCACACGAGCTATTTAAGCTGCGTATCTGTGCGCCATTTATGGCATAATATGCCCTGTAAGCATAATAGGCAAACAAGCTAACAGCTTCGATCACAGCACCATTAGTACCAACGACACCATAGCCCATATCATTTATCTGTGTGAAATCGCTAGCCAAGCATGATCTATTGCCTGCTGTCTGTAGTTCTATAGCTGTTGATGGAGTTAGTACGTTAGAACCTGATCCAGTATATGACTGTGAATCTGGAGTGTTTAGGTTTAAGTTTAGCGTAGCAGTGCCACCTGTGCTGCCATTCCATGCGACATAGTTGCTGACAAAATCGACCTCAAATCTAATGCCGCTAGCGATAAACGAGAAAGGAATCTGTGGTGCCCGAACGTTCAATCCGCTCACGTTGATCGTATATTGGTCAGTCCTTGTGGCTATAGTTGCCTGCAGGTTGCCAGTGAACGCATCGATATACATCCCTCCTGAGAATACCTGTGCATTTATGCTCCTAGAAAAGGAAGAAGCTTGCTGTATGTAAGGTGACTTAGTGAGTATCTGTCCAATAGGATCTAGGACGATCATGAATCCACCGTGTCCTTGGGCACTCAGCTGAACTATCCTATTAGCATCATTCAGCATGAACACATCCATGTCTTCGTTATTTTTTGGAGGATTGAATGATGAATCTTGATTTATCACATCATTGATGAGTTGGAATAGATTCTGCGAAGCAGTGATAGATGCATATTCTGGAGTGGTTATCGTGTAAGTGAATGCAGCACCCGTAGTGGTACCATTCAATACATTATAAGTGAAGGTAGCACCAGTCACCGATCCTGTGCTGATGTTTAATGGACTATTGCCAGCTACTGCATTAGCATAGCTGGCATATAAAGAAGCTGAAGTTGAAGTCGTTGAGCCTAGATAATAAGTTTGGCCACTAGCGATAGTGATACCATTGATAGTCATCGAACCTGTGACAGTACCACCTATAGTGACAGATGTTCCTGCAGGTAGGGCCAATCCCGTCGATGAGAAACTTATAGTAGTTGGCGACCCATAAGTGACCGCTGAAATGGTTCCGGAAGTGCTGCCTATAGCTAGTGGGCTCACAGAATTTATAGCGTTAGAATAGCTAGAATAGAGCGTAGCGGTAGTTGCAGTAATCGGATAACCGATATAGTATGTTTGGTTCGCAGCGATAGCTACTCCGCCTATAGTCATGCTACCTGTTATGCTTGATCCACTTATTGTGATACTAGTTCCTGCAGGCAGCGCCGAAATAGTAGTCGAGCAACCTATACTGTTTGTTGAATTGTAGGCTACTGATGATAGCGTACCGTTAAAAAATAGCTGTTGCACTGCGCTCTGATATAGCTGTGCAGGTGCTGATCCATTCAGCACAGAAGACACGAGAGATCCTATCCTAGTGATAGTAGCTACTGTCTGTGCTAGATGACCTTCGTTAGCCAGCAGCGTATTACCAGAGGTAGTGAAAAAATACTTAGAAGCAGGATGCAGTGTCTTGTAGTAGCTACCATATAATAGATCATAACCTATGTGATCTATTATCAACCCCACATCCGATGCAAATGTTGTGGTATTATATGGATAAGAACCTACCATTGATCCTGTAGCATTAGCTAAAGCAAAAGCAGCTCCTCCTGACGTAGTCGACACAGTGAAGTGCGTAGAATCTACGATGGTCTTCACGTAATAGGTGGTACCAGCGACTATGTTTCCAAAAGTAGTTCCAGTGAAAACGATAGGCATGTTAGCATTTAGATATGTGGTACTGCTAGTAGTTAGATAACCAGTTGCTGATGCTGATGCAGTCACCGTTACGGGATACACTGAAGCGATATAAGCCATTATCTCAGCGATAATAAACGATCTATTTGAGTTTAGTACCCTTTGTGCATTGTAGAAAGAACCTAGATTGGAAACAGTCTTGCTATACATGCTCTTGGTAGGATCTGTTAGATAATGATATCCGAATAGGCTGCTGCTGTTTGCAGCTAGATTTGCCTTGCCATAGTTGCTGCTTTTAGTGAGTCCATCTATTAGATAATCTCTCCTGAAGAAAGTATTGCCCCATAAGCTTGCGCTCCTCCCTAATCTCGGCCTAACGATTACACGCCTAGTATCATCGCCTGACAATGTCACATTATTTGGCACACGTAATGGGTAACTTTCGTAGTACTCGCCGCTCTCTATCCTCACAGTAACCTGTGCAGTAGGCACAGGTTGACCATATTGCAGTGTCTCACCTGCTTGGAAATTGGTCGTAGATAGGTAAGATACCTGATAGGTTTCAGTATTAGATACGGAATTTATAGTGCCTATATAATCTATAACAGCTAATGCACCGCTAGTAGTACCTAATAATAGCAGTCCTGCACGTACATCAAAGTTAGCAGTCGCACCTGAACCGCTAACTTTCCTCATGTCAGTTCCGGCACCACCGTTAGTGATAGTCAAGGTAAACTGTGTTCCACTGTTTACACCATATATCGTAGCGCCAGAAAGAGCAGTAGTAGGAGCTTGGCTTACAACAAATGTAACACCGTCCAGGTTTATAGCAGTTACTACAGTATTTGCAGCAAACGCTCCGGTGCCTGATGCTACATACACAACCATGCCGGTAACTAACCCGATTGTGCTTGATACGGTTATAGTAGTGCCCGAACCACTACCGCTTGTTAGATTAGCATAATAGTTAGCTGGAACTGTTGACACGACAGATGATAGAGAAGCTCCTCCTCCGTAGTAGACCGGCTTCTGGTATATTCCGAGCTCTTGTGTTGATGCTGTTATGATCCTAGCAGCAGCCTGTAAAGCTGCTCCTATGGTCATGTAGGCATAGGCAGGCGCCCTACCTTTCTTGTATTCTGGTATATTGTAATTGAAATCGTTTCCGCTAGTTGCACTAACGAATAGATTTACCTTGCTGTAGTTAGTGTTTATATCAACATAATTTTTAGTAGCAGCAGTCGAAGGTAAACTAGTATCTGTTGGATCAGATGCCAGTATGAGAGAACCAATCATGGTATCTCCTGATTTACCTATCACTTCTTGTTTTTGGGGTACCTGTGTACCACTGGCGCCTGCAGGAACGCTTAGTGGTCCGTTCATAACGTCACCGCTCATGTTCACGTAGGTATCATCGGCGTAACCTTTGTTTACAGCCAATGATCTAACGTTCACAGCAGGATTGGCAACTAGGAAGGCAGTAGCATTAGTACCACCGGGTGAGTCTATGTCAGATATAGCATATCCGTTACCATCTAGATTATTTCCAAGCTTTGGGTGTATGTCAGATACTAAACTAGAACCAGTAGATATCAGTGTTATCTTGTTAGGATCGGTATTATCTATCTGTATACCAGTACCTGCTGTTAGGACCTTTGATAGTATAGTGGTGCCCGCATCATTGACGATGAACATAGAATCAGATACTAGATGTCCGTCCCTAGCCTTGTCGTATTCGTTTAATGAAGTGAAAGATATACCATCTCCCTGACCGAGGGTAGAATAGAGCTCATTGAAATTTTCATTTGTTTTGTTGAACGCATCTCTTATAGCATCGCCGGTAGCATCATTGCCTTCGACCCCAATATTGATTATCTGTCTTACCATCTTGTCTCCACCTTATACAGCAATGCTAGTACCGCAACCACAGCTGCTTTTAGCCATCGGATTGTTCACAACCAACTGGCTACTAATAAAATCGTTTTTGTAATCTATAACGCTGCCTAAAATGTACATCTGGCTGACACCGTCTACTATGAGTGTCTTCCCTTCACCTAAAGAAATCATCTCATCGATATCAGGAGACCCCTTTTTGGAATAAAGATCGTCATCAGCAGGTTCCCGGAAATACTCAAATCCTGCGCAACCTCCGCCTTTTAATCCAAACACTAGATAGGGTTTATCCATCTTTTTTAAGGTGTCTCTTATATGCGTCCTGGCAGATTCTGTTATAGTGATCATGTTGTTTTTCATCTCTTTATGATATTTATTCAATGCAATAATAAAGAATTTTTTTGGCCTACCATATTTATCACTAAATATTTTCACCTAAATAAAGGAGAAAATTTATGGAAGCTCTAGTCGGAGTTATTCTTGTAGCAATAGTTGTCTACGCCGGGTATAAATTATTAGCAAAGAAGGAAGAAGCTCTTCCTGAAACAGTCGCTGAAGCTAAAGCAGCAGAAGCCAAGGTAGAAACTGTTGCAGCAGTTGCAGAAATCAAGGCATCGGCTGAAGTTGCAGCACCGGTTGAAATTACAGCGCCAGCAAAGAAGGTACGCACTGCGAAACCAAAGGCTGAAAAGGCAAAGCCAGCATCGAAGGCAAAGCCAGAAACTGTTGCTAAGAAAGCCGGTCGTCCTAAGAAGACTGCTTGATAAATTCAGAATAAAGTCGGAGGCTAGCTAGATTCTTAGCCTTTGATTCGCACATGATATCAAAATCATCGAGAAACCCTAGGGCCCACTGATTAGCTGCTGCATTCCAGTAGTAGTTAGAATGGGCCCTAAGTTTTTGTTTCTTGTAGCCCTGTTCTAATAGCAGTTGCATATCTGGAGCAGTAGTCAATGAGTGCCCATCCAAGTCAGTCTCACGAGAGACAGAATAATGTAGAGTAGGCCGAACACCGCGCCAGCTATCCAAAACCCTTCTCGTGCGGTCATCTTTGTGTTGAATGTATTCCCCTGTCTTGATCCAATGATGGTGGATATCAAGAACGATAGGAACGATATCACTAATAGCGAGACAATCATCAAGTCCATGTGTATTTTCCTCGTTTTCGATCGTTATGGTATTGCGGGCCTCGGGACTCAATCGGCCTAATACCTTGCGTATACCTTCGTGACCTTGCCTGCCGGCGATATGCACATTACATTTAAAATCTTGGAATTTCTGGCCATAGCCCATCCAACGTATCATATCTACATGATATTCAAACTCTTCTATTGAGCGTTCAACAACATCTTCTCGATCACTTGCAAGAACAGTAAATTGGCCAGGATGAAAAGACAGACGTACATCATTGTGTCTGCTGATTTCTCCAATCCGTTTAAATCCTCGCTCTGCATATGTTTTAACGTCTGTTCTATGCCAAAAGTAATTCCAATTAGATTCTGTATAAACAGGAAGAATATCGCTACCAAGGCGAACCATACGAAGGGATTCATCTAACGCTCCTACACGCTGCACCAATCTATTTACTGCTTCTATGTTATGGGTCATTAGGTCCCATAACTTCTGTTCTGCTACTTCTCGTTTTTGGCGGTTGAGCCAAGCAACAGTCGTAGTCTTGCAATTTAGTTCTGGATCAGCAGCAATACCCTTAGGAGTATCGTCAGACCATTTACAAGCGAAACCTATGCGTTTAATTGTCATAGTTTATAATAACATGTTTAGATTGTTTGTCAAGCTGAGGATATCCTAAATAACGACGCAGTTCCTTGTCCTGCGGTTCGAATCTCTCTCCTTTGAAGAAGATGCGATAGCTTTCGCTGCCATATCGACCGATGCCATAGAGTTTAGAGGCATCGTCAAAATCCCACCAAACTAGGAAGTCAGCAGTCATCCTACGCAGGCGATTCTCCCTCACATTCCCCATACCAAGAGGCCAGATGATTTCTTTAACCTCTTCAGGAGTGCTATCCCAAAATGCCGTAGGGTTGGGCCACTTGTGTAGGAATATAGGAAGCACTGTTTTAACAGGCTTGCGCCCAGTTTGGTTGAGCATGATGACAGCGACCATATGTTGCCAGATACGATCTGCCCTATCCTCGGCAGGCAGCTGTTCTTGGACCATCAGGTTGTCGAGTAAAGGCTCAATCAAGTGTGCGACCCTCCGCTGCTAGACGTAGCAATATCTTATAATTGTCCCAAGCTTTCTTCACTGCTGGATTGTTCATGCGTACCCAATTTTCCCGTTCAGTCATCGCACGATATTCGCCTGGATCTCGG